ATACTATAAAGACATCATGTCATTTCAAATTACCTCGACAACTTTCTTTACAAGATAAGAAAAGATATATTTCAAAAGATTGTATAACTATATCTTATTATATCAAAGATGATTTTTACTATTTTCACATATCAAACGAGGATAGAAGGTTAATACATAAATATTTAAATGAAACGAATTATTATTAATTAGTTCAATTTAATTTTTTATTATATATATTAATAATATAGAACTCTTCTCTAGTTCCCTAGGCTTTTTAAAAGGCTATTTGTTTTTCCCTAGCTTTTTTTTAAAGGCTATTTGTTATTCCCTAGGCTTTTTTAAAAGGCTATTTGTTTTTCCCTTAGGCTTTTTTAAAGGCTATTTGTTTTTCCCTAGGCTTTTTTTAAAAGGCTATATGAAACATATTCTGTTCGTCGATAATTTTAAATTGGACTTTGATAATCCGATGTCCACCTTATATATCAGTAAATGCAAGAAGATTTGTGAGGCTGAGAATGTTTTAAAGGTTGATATATCTGATAAAGAATCAGTTAAATCTGCTATATCAGATCCAATTCCTAAAACCGTCTTATTAGGACAACGGTGTCCATCGTTTTATAAAGCTAATAAATCTTTTGCTAGAGTTATAGATGAAAATCTTTCACAGCTCTTGTTGTATACAAAGTCAAATAATATTAAATTATATATGTTATTACAGGATACACATCCAAAGACTTATAGATCATTAGATACACTAACCAATTTTATTAATAAAGAAAAGATCGACTTGATATTCACATTCTATGAGAATGGAGAAAGCAGATTTATTAGGAAAGCTTGTATAAATAGCAAATTCTATCATTTACCACACCATATCGATACTAAGATCTTCCATCCTTTAAACAATAATGACGAGAAAGTATATGATATACTCCTTTATGGCGATATTCATCCAACTCATTATCCTTTTAGAAAGAGATTATTCGAACTTATTACCAAAGAGGCTGACAATTATAACTTAAAGGTCTTATATATATCACCACCAGTAGATCCAAAGACTCAAGGTAAGGTGTTCGATCCAGACAAATGCGAATCTGGTTTGGCAGCCAAGATTCGGTCAGCCAAATATGCTATAGCAACAAAGAGTAAATATGATTATTTGGTCGCCAAATATTTTGAGATAGCTGCATGTGAGACCTCGATAATTGGAGACATGGCTGCAGATGCATTAAAAATGCCTTTATTCAATGATAACTATATAAAGTTGAATAATAAGATGACTGATAGTGAGATTATGGAATGTATTAGTAATGCGGTAAAGACATATGATGTAAACAGTGTGTCAAAGAATAGAAAGAGTTTTGCTCTTTATATATTAGATAATTATAATCTTGATGTCTATTTAAAGAAGTTGCTGCAAATATTGAATTAGATTAACCAAAATTAAAATATAAAAATTGAATTTATTTTTATGTCTTTTTCAAGCATCAAAAAAAGAGGATAAATGTCTATTTCAAACTCCGAACAGCTTAAACCTATCTTAGAAAAGAATGCAGAAATCATGTTAAACATAGCAAAAGAGCTAAAAGAATATGATAGTATTGGTGCTTCTATATTTACTAAACTTGGTTTAAAAGATGAATGCAAGATTAAATATGATTTGAATGCCAGAGTAACTGCCGAATTAGTAGATAATGTAGTTGTAATACAACCCTATTATTTTCTCGACAAGGATAAGTCAGAGCTGGAGTTTGCACTTTCCCATGAAATTGGTCACTATCGATACCCGATTATTAAGAGATTATCTATGTTTATACCAGTGATCAGCCTTATCTCATATTATTCTTTCGATTATAAAAGGATAAATCCCTTTAATTTACTTTTCTTAGGCAGTTGCACTCTTATTTCTACATGTCTATTAAAGAGACAAGAGGAAACTTGGTGCGATAATTATGCCGTCGCTAATATAGGAAAGGAAGGAGGCATTAATTTCTTTACCTCCTTATCAGCATTAGAAGAAAAAGAAAAGAAAGATTATAGTCTTTATAAGAGATTACTTTCATATGATTGGACTCACCCCAGTTTTCATGCCAGGATTAAAAATATTAATAGCCTATAATCACCAGCTTGATTTAAAGCTTTCAAGCTCGATTCAAAAATTAAATTTCTTTGTTACCAAGATGATAATAAAGAAATATGGAGTTGATGTAATCGAAACACCGTCAATCCCTTTGCGTTATCGACAGTGCATAGAACCGCTTTACCAAAACCCCTAAGCTAAACTCCAAGATGAGGATACCACGAATCGAACATGGATTGACTGGTTTGGAATCAGTTGTGTTACCTTTACACCATATCCTCTCTTAGCCTTTTCTAACAATAAAAAGTACTTATAAAATATTTTATGATATTCTATATCAAATGGTGAGAAAATAATTTCTGTTATTACACACTTTTATATTTTAATTAATTTAATTATTTTATATTGCAAAAAAATGATATTGGAAAAATGCGTTCATTAATACATTTTTTATATATTTGTTTATCTTATCTGGTATATGTCTAATTTCGATATCAACACTCTTAAACAATACGAAAATTTATATGAGGAATTATGGTCAGACAATGACAACAGTTCTGACACAAGTAATGAAAGTAATCAGAATGAAAATAATGTAGAAAATGATCACAATGTAGATAATGAAAATATCAGTAATAGCAAAAATGGTAATAGTAATGACTGTCATAATAGAAGATTAAAAATTAAGAAAAAAAAGGATGAAATTATAGATTGTAAAGATAGTTGTCCGATATGTGGAAAAGATAGCAATATTATCAAGGATAATGGATATTCTATATGCGAAAATTGTGGATTAATCTTAGATGATAATTCAATTACTGATCGACCTGAATGGAATGATGATTCAAATAATGATAGATGTGGTTTAGCCAATAACATGCTATTATTTGAAAGCTCTTTAAGCACTAATATTGCAACACCTAGTTATAATAGTTCCAGACAGAGACGTCTCTTAAACAAATTACAATTATGGCAATTAATGCCATCGAAAGAAAGAGTCTTAAAGGATGATTTTAATGCAATTATTAGTGCTTGTGGTGCCCATGTACCAAAATGTGTTATTGATTATGCTCAAGTATTATACAAGATGACCGAAGAAGCTAGAAGAGAAGAAGATGAAACACATAGAGCAGATATTAGAATAGGGTTATTAGCTGCTGCAGTATTTTATGCAGCGAAAATACATGAATATCCTAAAACATATAAAGAAATAGCTGGTTGGTTTGAAATTGATGAATCATATGTTACTATCGGAATAAAGATCTTCTTTAGACTTATGTGTGATAAGATTGGTATGACAAACCTTATAACGACTCATAAAAGTTATGTTGATAAATACTGTAATAATCTTGGGTTATCGAAAGAAGTTAGAGAAATCGCCCATGAAATAGCAAATAAAGCAGTAACATTAGGTATCTTGATAGATAATACTCCATCAACTATTGCAGCAACATCGATCTATTTCGTAATAAATATGTATGCAATTAATATTAGCAAGGCACTCGTCTCACGTAGATCTAATGTTTCCGAAGTTACCATTACAAAGACGTATCAGAAAATGATTCGATATGTAGAACACCTTCTATAGCTAGCCTTTTTTTTTAAAACTGAAGAGACAAAAAAGCCCCTAAAGGTCTCTTTAGTCTCTTCAGTTTGACTTCTCTGGTCGATAGACTAGGGGGAAAAAACTACCTTAGAGATTTTCTTTGGATTTTTAGTAAAAAAAAGCCTAGAGAAAAAATCCTGGATGGGGTATCAGCGTTTTTAACTTTACGATTAATTAATCGTAAAGTTAATCATAAAATTTAACTTTTTATAAGCAAAAGTTTTTGTAAAACTTTTTAGGGTAGAGTTTTTTCCCCTAAAAAGTTTTAAAAAAGGGCTAGCTATAATAAATTATAGTAAACCTTCTTACCTTCTGTAAAAGAATAAGTATTTTCATTCTTAGAGTTGAGTATATTGAACTTACTTAATCCATATTCAACATCACCACCATTAGAATAATGCTGAAAAATATAGTTTACCTCTTTTTTAAGCTTAGTTTCCGATACTTTTGCAGGGAAAGTGTATTTAACCAATGTCTTAAATACAAATCTTCCATCTTCTTCAACACATTTAGGATTTTCTAAGACTATTAATTGCATTCCGCGGAATGATTGTTCACCTGTATAAAATAAATGCAATAAAAGATTGTCTGGACTCTCTACTGTAGTCTTACAAAATTCACGTAACTCTTTATAAGTCTTATTATCTAAATCTTCTATCAATGGCAAATAATAATTATAATTATCAGTGTCATCATCACGAGAAAAGATATCGTCATTCCTTAAAAGAGATATATCTGCTTCGACTGTAAAAGTATTAAATCCTTTAGTTGTCGAAGTTCCCATATTTATCCTATATGAATATCTCTTTTTATTTTAGTCTTGAAATAAACGTTGTCTCTATTTTCTATTTTTCTTTTCTTTTTTCTCCTTCTTTTCCTTTTTCTCTTTCTTTTTTCCCATTTCTTCATCTTCATTATCATCCTCTTCGTTTTTCTCTTTCTTTTCTTTCTTTTCCTTTTTCTCTTTCTTTTCCTTTTCCTTTTCCTTTTCCTTTTTCTTTTCCTTTTCTTCTTTCTTTTTCTCTGTCTCTTCTTTCTCGTCTATTTTTCCCAATAAATATTTAAATGGTATAGTTTCACCAGTATATGGATTTTTAGATTTATGTTTTTTAAGTTCTTTTACTTCTTCCTCTGTGAAACAATATTTTTTATTATTATTCTTTGTAACATAGTATATCACATCTTCAACATCCATATCCTCAAATACAATATCTGAATCCAAGAATGATGTAGGATTTACGCAATCACTATTAGATGATAAATATAAATGTTTTTTAAGTAAGGCGCATAGTTCGCTCTTGCTCTTGTTTTCATTGGTTATTGTCGCATCTATTCCTAAACTATTTGCTAATTCACGTAATGAAGCGATATTATCGTTATCGATAATCGAGCATAAATCCTTATATTGAACAAAGTTTTTATAAGTCTGTTCATAAAATTTAGCATCTAGAACACTATTTAAGTCTATATATTTGCTTATTTGTTTTGAAAAATCATTTTCTGGGTCGTCCTTACTGTATGGATCCGCTCCCTTATCTATAAGGACAGGAAGAACATTTTTTAAAAAGGTTCTTTGATGGTATCTAGGATTATAAGAGATTGCCATTAAAGATTGCAGTGCTATAGTTGGATCTGCCCCTCTATCTATTAAAGTTTCGAATAACTCAAAATTACTTACTGAATATGGATGGAAAATCACATTTTCTAGCATATCTGCCAACAATTTTGTTAACTCTTCTTTACTATAGTTTTCAGTCTTTTCCAAAAGTTTATTTGCTGCCTTCTTTATCTTTAGTTCCTCTTTCTCTTTTAAAGGAGAATAGAAAACCTCATTCATATCATCTTCATCGAAACCAATAAATTGCGCATCTTGAAACTTTGAATAATCCATCCTATTTATTATTTAATAATAAATTATTTCTTCATTAAAGCTGTTTTAAAACCTTTGAGTAACGCACTAATGCACTAACTCACTAACGCCTAACGCACTAACGCACTAACGCACTAACAAAGATAAACCCGGGCAGCGCTATCGGAGCTGAAGCTGCAAGCCCTTACTCTGAATCATCAGCGGATTTTTGATAGCATAATTTCTTATTTACAATCTTATTCATTTTGGAAAGCAATCCTGATTTATCGCAAGTATTACAATAAAGATCGAAAATTTCTGCATCTGGTTTGACATACTCCATCAAAAGTGGTATAATTTTTTTCTGGGACTTATTTTGACAGGCATATTTTAATACCAGTTTATCTGGTAATACTTCCTTCTTTATTAAAGATTTGACACAATGTAATGCAGAATATTCAGATGTTATTGCTTCATACATTTCAGCCATATCTGCACTAATCTTTAAAATATCATGGTATTTAAAAAAGTGACAGTCGAAGCATTTTTCCGCTAATCTAAGCTTTTCATCTTCGGTTTTGATAAATCTTTCCACATTATTAATATAGATATGCTTTTGCGTAGCTAATAATATATCGTCATATGTAAGACTAAGATTTTTATCTATCATAAGATTTATTAATGATGTAATGTTTGATTTGCTGCCGTTAATAGAATGTGTAACAAGAATCTTATAGTGACTATGTAGAGGTTTGACATTTAAACATGTATACATGTAGGTAATACCATTATAATTCCTATCATAAAGAGCATCTTGTATTATGTTTATATCAGATGTAAAATATTTTTGTAATAAACTATTATACACTTTCTCTTTATCAAATTCTTTATCATCTGCGAAATAAAGTAAATTTAAAATCCTTGCAT